CATGGCACAGGGTTCATCAGGATCGCAGCTAACGGGCCAAAGGGCCTCGAGATGTCTGTAGTCGACCCGAAGGACTACCGCTACCTCATGGACGTGCCAGCAGAGGTCCAGCCTGATGAAAGGACTAGAGCAATTAGGGCGCTTATGGACTCAGTGGTCATGGCGTCAAAATCTAACGAGATTAAATAAATGAACCGCCAAGAGATCAACGAGATGATGAAAGATTTACCAAGCCAGCAGCCCGAGGAATCGTTGCTCAGTCGCTGGTTTATTGGTACAATGTTCATCGTGTTTTTAGTAGTTGTGTGCATGATGCCTGACATCATGCGTTAAGCGAATCTAAACCGATTCGGTTCCCCCGACCGTGTAGACAAAACGGGGGCCAACACGCATGAGGATTGGTTACAAGTAACACGATGGTTGGTTCGCCCACTTGGATGTTGCGCCAGTCCCCAGTCGTGTTGGTTACATACACTGGCTTGCTCGTGCGACTGTTTAACCTGAGATGAGCGCAGGCCAACAACACATAGCGAACCGCAAGCGAAATGAAACCGATTCGCTTTGTTATGGCATAAGCCGCTAGCATTCCAAAAGCTAATCGATTCGGTTACCATACGGTGCATCTAATCGGACGAGGAATAAGGTAATGCCAGAAACCGCCGCAAAGCCATCAAAACGCGCTACAACGCGCAAAACAACACGCGCAGAGAAGATCGTACGCCCCGCAGTGTACGAAGTCCCTGTAGAGCCTGTAATCGCCCCAAAGAAGATGGGAGCACCAAAGGGATCAGGATCAAAGTACACAGAAGAGATAGCAGACCAGATCTGTGACCTCGTATCCAATGGTGTAAACCTTCGCAAGGTATGCAGGATGGAGGGGATGCCAGCTTGGAGGACTGTGTACGATTGGGTCGTTGCTCGGCCTGAGTTCGCCACACGCCTCGCACGCGCACGCGAAATGGGCTACGACGCATTGGCTGAGGAGGCCCTCGAGATTGCCAACACGCCGCACCTTGGCCAAAAGAAGGTTTTCAGCTCTGGCGCTGGTGAGGAGGAGGACAGCATGACGGTGACCGAGGACGACATGCTTGGCCATAGGAAGCTCCAGATCGAGACGCGCCTGAAGCTGCTAGCCGTCTGGGACCCCAAGCGCTATGGCAACAAGGTCCAGCTCGGTGGCGACGGTGGCAACCCTATTAAGGTGGAGGCGCAGGTGGAGGCCGAGAACCTGCTGTCTGCCATCCTCAAGAATACAGAGCTGAAGAAGCAGGTCAACGCGAATGAGTGACATCGCTGAGATCGTGGCTGACCCAGAGGTTCAGAAGAGCCTCGCGCTGGCTAGCCCCGAGTTCAGGCTTGCATGGGCGTGGCGCATGAGCTGGTTCAAGACCCAGCACGCGCACCAGACGCTGCCCCATGGTGATTGGTGGAGTATCTGGCTAATGTTAGCTGGCAGGGGCGCTGGCAAGACCCGCACAGCAGCCGAGCAGATCGCGTGGTGGGCATGGGAAGAGCCAGAGACGCGGTGGCTGGTGGCCGCCCCAACAAGCGCTGACGTCAAAGCGACCTGCTTCGAGGGTGACTCAGGCCTGCTGACCATCATCCCCAAGAGCCTGATCGCTGACTACAACAAGCAGTACCACGAGTTGCGCCTGATCAATGGCAGCCTGATTAAGGGCATCCCAGCCTCAGAGCCTGAGCGCTTCCGTGGCCCGCAGTTCCATGGTGGATGGTGCGACGAGCTAGCCGCGTGGGACTACCTACAAGAGGCGTGGGATCAGATCCAGTTCGGCATGCGACTAGGTAAGCGCACCCGCATGATCTGCACCACGACACCGCGCCCCAAGGACCTGATCATTGAGCTGCTTGGCCGTGAGGGTGACGACGTGGTAATGACCACCGCCTCGACTTACGCCAACCTTGCAAACCTGTCTGACAACTTCCGCAAGCAGATCCTGTCCTATGAGGGCACAAAGCTCGGGCGGCAGGAGATCTACGCCGAGATCATTGACCCTGAAGAGGGTGGCATCGTCAAACGCGACATGTTTAAGCTCTGGCCTGCTGGCCGCCCCTTCCCTCGTTTCGAGTACATCCTCCAGAGCTACGACGTGGCCACCAGCGAGAAGGTCCAGAACGACCCGACGGCCTGCATCACGTTTGGCGTGTTCAAGCCACAGGACGGCCCAATGTCGGCCATGATCATTGACTGCTGGCAAGAGCGCATGCAGTACCCAGACCTGCGCCCCAAGGTGCTCGAGGAGTACGAGACCGTCTTCGGCGAGGGCAAGGACCGCAAACGAGTGGACCTGCTGCTGATCGAGGACAAGAGCGCAGGCATCTCGCTGATCCAAGACTTGCAGAGGGCGCACTTGCCTGTGCGTGCCTACAACCCCGGGCGGGCTGACAAGATGCAGCGCCTGAACATCGTCTCCAACATCATCGCCCGTGGCCGTGTGTGGATCCCTGAGAGCGACAACCGCAAGGGCTACGTCAAGGACTGGGCCGAGGGCTTTGTGAGCCAGATCTGCTCATTCCCTGAGACCACGCACGACGACCTCGTGGACGCCTGCACGCAGGCCCTGCGCTACCTGCGCGACGCTGGCTGGCTGGACATCGACCCGCCGCCCGACGAAGACTGGGATGAAGACGACTACGCTGACACTGGCCGCGTGCGCCGTGTCAATCCATACGCCATCTAAGGAGACCACTATGACCGACACCAAACCAATCGACCCATGGGCATACCGCCCCGATGGCCTAAAGTGCCAGACGTGCATCTGGTACGTTGAGAAGCAGAAGTCGCGAGTGGGCACGGCAGACTCGGACGTCAATCCGCTCAAGGTCATTGGCCGATGCCGCCGCCACGCCCCGACCATGAACGGCTTTGTGCCCGTCTACCCAGTGGACTGGTGCGGCGACCACCGCATTGACGAAAACAAGCTGTGAGGCTGACATGATCCATTTCAAACCAGAGGGCGGCTACTTTAAATTGGGCCTGAACCTGAGCCGAGCACCATGGGGCTTTGTGGCCATGTGGGTGTGGTTCGACTTCGCCAAGTGCGAGACGTTCTGTGCCCGCCTTCGACTGAGGCTGCACCAAGCCCCGCGCATTCTGTGGTCAGTGGAGCGCGTCAACATCATTGAAGGCCACCTGCGCAGGCACGACCTTGAGCTGGTCCAGCGTGAGGTACTGCAAGACATGAAGGCCGTCGAGGCCGCAGTCAAGCGCACCAACGAACCCTACGCCTACATCAAGCCATGAACACCGAACCCGCCCGCGTTGAGATGTGCGCTAACCGCTTCGAGCTGATCAGCCGATGGGGTGAGCCTATCGACAAGGCATGGGCACGCCGCATGTTTGACGTCTGGCTTGAACAGCGGATGGACTTGACACCGCCTAGCGTTTATGATCACGGCATTCCATCGAAAGGTGTCGAGCATGACCAACCCCGAACGTAGTCCTAAAAAGCAATCCCTCAAAGAGTGGGCCATGGCTGGTGGTGGCATCCCCAAAGAATACGAGGGGCGGGCGTATGAGTGGCACAAGAAGGTGCAGCAGTTCGCCGCTGGTGGTGGGGTCAAGCCTGCTGCGCTGATCGATGGCAGCGAGTTTGTCGAGGCCGCCCAAGCTAACGGCCTCAAGACTGACAACGCAACACTGAACAAGATCGTAGACCGCGTCAACAAGGGCGAGAGCGTCAAAGAGGCGGCAAGGAACGTCGCTCAGTCGCACGCTGCTGGTGGCGAGATATTCAACACCGTTCCTGACATGAAGGACGGTGGCGAGATCATTGAAGGCCCAGCTTACGCTAAGGGTGGCAAGGTCAAGAAGGATGACGAGGGTGCAGCGTTTGGCGTGTTCCCACAGATGAAGCCAAAGCGCAGCAAGCAGGACCGCGAGGCGGCCAAGAACGTGCCCGTGGATCTGGCGCGGGGGTTTGTGGCTGGTGCGCTGGGGATGCCGGGGGACCTTGAGTCCTTCGCCCGCCTCCCATATGAGCTGATCACAGGCAACGAGTCGCCTACCATCTTGCCCACGTCCGAGGACATCGAGAAGCGCCTGCCCTTCAGGTCCGACACGCCTGTAAGCCGTGCGGCTACGGGACTAGGCACGCTAGGTGGTGGCTTCTACACTGGGCCACTGTCTGGGTTCAGGGCTGCCACGGTTGTGCCTAAGGCTGTCGCTCGTGCTGGCAGGGACTTTGTCCAAGCCGCAGGCCAGCCTGCTGTGAACGTCGTCAAGCCCAAGGGTGGCAACTGGCTAAGTGGAAGTGTTGAAAAGGTCCTTGATCCCTTGATTCAAAAGGGCATCATCAACAACGTAAACATTCCATATGGCCCAGAGTTCGATGCTGCGGCCATGAGGCGTATTGCAGAACTCAAAGAAGCCGCTAGCCAGCCTGATTACAAAGGTGGTGCAGCCAGAGTAGCCGAGCACCTCGAGCGCGATATAAACAATCCACGCAGGGCAAACGAAGCCGCATTGAACAAATGGGTGCAAAGCAACTTGACCAACTATGTCAAGAAGGACATGGGCACGCCAGATGATCCAGTGCGTAAGCTAGCGGAAGAAGGCATCAGCCATTTGCCTAAAGATGCCAGTATGCCGCTTAATATGAGCGCAGTACGAGAAACACGCAAAGAGGCTGGATTCCCTGAGCCGTATGGGCAATCATGGCAAGGCATGTTGTATGAAAGCAAGGCAGACAAGCCAATAGGTTTTGGAACGGCTGGTGAGATGATCAACAGAGGCAAGGGTGAGCCGTGGATGGAGAAGGTTGATCCGTTCACTAAAGTCTATGGAATTTCTCCAATGGAGTCTGTAAACTTTACTCAAGATCTTGGCTTTAATCACATCATGGATGTGTTGCGTCAAGACGTGGCCTCTGGCCGCATCCGCCCTGAGCAGTTGAGCAAGGTCAGCATGGAGCAGGCAGTACGCCGCACGGCTGAGTACGACCAAGAGATGGCCAAGAAGATGGCTCAGGCGCAAGCCAAGATTACTGAGGGCATGCCAACCCTTAAAGAGTATCCTGAAGGCTACAAATGGATTCAGCTTGCGCCCCCTAAAGAACTTCCAAAAGGGTATAGCGCCATACTTGATGACGTTACAGGCTCGTACAAAGTGGTGGACGAGGATGGCAAAGAAGCTTTTCCCCGTAAGCCAGACAAGCTTGGCCACATAAACGTACCCTTTTTCAAGACGGCTGATGAAGCTATAGCTGACGCCTTAAAACGTGACCCGCGTTTAGAAGAAGCTCTGAAGTACGAAGGCGACACCATGGGTCATTGCGTTGGAGGCTACTGTGACGACGTAAGAGAAGGCAATTCAAACATCTTTAGCTTGCGTGATGCCAAGGGCGAGCCACATGTGACGGTTGAGGTTCGGCCAAAAAAGTATGACAACTATGCGCTTCCTGTAGATGAGTGGTTTGAAAGTCAACCTGAAGCAGTGAAGAATGCCATCAACGAATCAGGATACAAGGGTTACAACATAAGGTATTCGCCTCAATACAAAGAAGCAGTAGCCGCTATGCCCCCAGACATCATTCAGATCAAGGGCAAAGGTAACGCTAAACCCAAGGCGGATTACATCCCATATGTTCAAGACTTTGTGAGCAGTGGCAAATGGTCTGATGTTGGCGACTTTGCAAACACTGATTTGGTTGACATTCAAAAGTCCATGATTCCTTGGCCAAAAAACACGCAAGCAGAGCAAATTGACAGATTGGTTGGCGGCATGATGGGCGGAACTCAAACGCCAATGTACAAGTCAAACAAAGAGTTACTGAGCAAGGCTGAAAAAGAGCTTGGCAACAGATACATCACGCAACAAGAATACGAAAACTGGCTTGCCGAACAACTCAATCCTGACGTACCACCACCCATAGAAGGCATGTCCAAAGGTGGCAAGGTCAAGGAAGCCGTCGAGCTAGGCGTTAACGAGATCAAGGCACTGCTAGGTATGGCCAAAGAAGCGCCCAAAGGCGTAGAGCCTATCGTCGTCAAGCCATCCGAGCGTGCAGCAGCAGGCAGGAAAGCAGCGGAGCTGATCAAGTCACAGCCACAGATCAAAGCCTCTGAGGCGCTTGGACGAATGAAGGAAAAGGGTTTCAAGCGCACCACGACCACACAGGCTGACCGCACTCGCGTGGGTGGTGGCAACATTGGTGGCGCACCATTCTCTGCAATCTCCGAAGCTGACCCACTGTACGCTGGCAAGGTCTGGGGCGTGATGGACGAGGGCACAGCGTCCCGCCTCATAAACCTGACAGACCCAGAGACAGCTTGGACCACCATGCTTGGATCGGCTGACCAGCTCAAGACAAACCCAATCGTTTTCGACAAGCTCAAGAAGCAGTTCTTGGAGTCCATGAAGGCTGGCAACTTGTCGCCTGAACTCGAGGCCAAGATCAATCACAACCTTGCCCTAAACTTTGGCGAAGGCGCTCAGATCCGCGACCCAAGCATTTGGAAAGAGGCTGACACGTTCGAGAAACGTGCAGCACTTGCTGACCTCATGATGGGCCAAGGCATCCCACCAAGCAAAGGTGGCTTGGCGTTAGGTGGTGAGAA